AAGATATTTTGCTGATGGATATTGTAAAGAAACAAATACAATTTATGAGTTTCATGGTGACTACTGGCATGGAAATCCTAAAATATTTAATCCTAATGAATTAAATACGATAGTTGGTAAAACTCATAAAGAATTGTATGAAAATACTTTAAAAAGAGAGCAAGAAATAAAAGATTTAGGATATAATTTAGAAATAATGTGGGAATCAGATTGGAAGAAAATTAATAAATCTATTAAGAAATTACAAACAAATTTTAGATTGAAAGATAATTTAAAAAATATGAAGAGAAATTAAAAAGGAGCCTGGGAGAAATTACCCAGGTTATAAGCCTACGGAAATTACCGTAGGCTTATAACCTAATTAAATATTTTTTTAGATCTTTACATAATATAAAAAATTGAATTTTGTATTGACTATGTATACAATAAGTAAGTAAACTTGCAAATATGTCTTCTAATATGAAATTTAACAATATTATTGAATTTAATGACTATATTAGTGATAATTTATCTAAATATGATATTACTACATATTTTAATAAAATTCATGAAATATTTAATAATAATGTAGATATTTCATTTATGGAATACTTTCTAAGTTTAATTGATAAAAAAGATGAATTCTGTGTAGAACATAAAAAGTTAATTGAATATGGAATTATTAAAGAAAATAAAAATAAAGATAATTCAATTATTAAAGGTTGTATTACAAATAAAAATTATGATTTTAAAGAAAATATTGACTATATTTTGTTTGCCCCCGAACGTTCAGGGGCAAACAAAAGAGGTGGTCATAATGCTAAAAATTATAAAATGAAACCTCATGTATTCAAAATGTGTTTAATGAGATCTAAAAATGAAAATAAATATGCTAAATATTTCCTAGAATTAGAAGAATGTTTTTATTATTATAAAGATTATCAAATTAAATATCAAGAAGTTTTATTATCAGGAAAAGATACTAAAATTGATGAATTAAATAAAAAAATTGATAAACAATCTGAAGACTTTAAGAAACGGGATGAAGATCAAAAAAGACAAATTGATGATTTAATTAGATATGCCAAAACTGGTATTGATAATCAAGAAGAAATGAAACATACTATGGGAGATATGCAAAATGATATTGATCATCTTACTGAAGAAGTTAAAGAAACTACTGAAAAAGTTGAAGAAGTTAGAGAAGAATTTAAAAAACAGCGAGAACATATCAATCCACCACCTGAAAATGATGATGATATTCATATGTTAGTATTATTACAATATCCAAATGAACAAGATAAGTTAAGAATTATCCGAGGGCAAAACAAACATTTAGATAAGAAAATCACTCAAGATATGAATATTATCATTGATAAGAAATATCATCCTAATCCAATTGATGCTTTTACAATTCTTAAAGATGAAATTAGAAAATTAAATAAAGAAGCAAAAGATAAAATCAGATCGGATTTTAAAAATAAGATAATTTCTAGAGATGAAAAAAATGATTTGTTAGAAGATCATAAGAACTCACCAGCAATTATGATTAAATATAATACAATTCATCTTAATTATAAAAAAATTACATTAAATGAATTCATTGAACTAGTTAATAAATGTACAGATTTAGGAAAGAAAACATATGTTCCTTAAACTATAAAAATAAAATAAATTAAATATTCAATATATTTATAAATTTATTTTTTTTTAAATCTTTGAATTTTAAATATACATTATTAATATAAACATATACTACTAAGTGTATCTTAGAAATGTCATATTTAGAAGTTGAAAATAAAGATTTTTATAATGATATTAATCAAAGAAAAGAATTTATAGAGAGTCTTATTGATGAATCAGATAAAGATAATTATTATATAGATGGAGAGTTTAAAAAAGAAAATAAGATGATATTAAATAATTATCAAAAGTTTATAACAAACTTTATTAATCCTAATACAAAATTTTCCAGAATCTTACTTCAAGCAAGTACAGGCACTGGAAAATCGATTACTTCGCTATCAACAGCCATAAACTTTATAGAAATATATAAGAAAGAAAGATTGTTAAATTTGAATGATAATTCTAATTCGGGTATGATTTATATAGTTGGATTTACTAAAAGTATTTTTAAAAGAGAGTTACTAACAAGACCTGAATTTGGTATAGTTTCTAGTGAAGAGATACATAATATGAATGAATTAAAAAAACAAATTATGAAATATAATTTAGATAAGGATAAAGCCACACTTAAAGAATTAAAAATAAGATATTCAATAAGGCTTAAATCAAGAAAAGGTAATGGATATTTTGAATTTATAGGATATAAAAAATTAGTTAATAAATTATTGATAAAAGTTGATATGAATTATAAATTACAGATGTCTAGTATAAAAGATGAAGATGAATTAAATACATATATTGAAAAAAATATATTGAAATTAAATACAAGTTTTCTAGATTCTTTTGATAAATCATTGATAATATGTGATGAAATACATAATGTATATAACTCAGTAGATATTAACAATTGGGGATTATGTCTCAAAGTAATATTTAATTATCATGCTGCAAAAAATTCCATTAGAGTTTTATTATTATCTGCAACTCCTATTAATAATAAACCAGTCGAGATTATAAGTTTATTGGAATTATTAAATAATAATTTAAAAATTAAAAAGAATGAAATTTTTGATAGTAATAACAATATTTCTGATGATGGTTTAAAGATAATAAAGAAAAATATTATGGGTAAAATTTCATATTTAAAAGATATGAATTTAGATTTATATCCTTCTAAGGAAATAATGGGAGAAAAAATACCAGGTATTGATTATTTAAATTTTGTTAAATGTCCAATGAGTAATTTGCATTTTCAAACTTATTCTAAAGTTTCTAACGAATATATAGAAATTAAAAATTTAGACGAATATAAAGAAAAAGAAGATAAAAAAGATAAGGATGAAGAGAGTGATAATGTTGATATCGAAGAAATTATAAGTATTACAAAAAGTCTGAAACAATATCCAATAAATTTAGAATTGAATAATAGATATTTAAATGATTTTGTTATTCCAGATCCAGAAAATACTAGTAAAAAACCAACTGGTTTGTTTATAAAAAATGATATAATTAAAAATATATCAAATGCTACTAAAAAATGGAAATCAGATTATGAGGTAGATATAATTAAAAATGATAAATTATTAAAAAATACATTAACTGGTAATTTTCTTACTGAAGAAAATATTAAAAAATATTCTACAAAATACTATAATATGTTAAATATTATCAAAGATTGTATAATTAATGATAAGGGGAAAATATTTTTATATCATAATTTTGTTCAAGTATCTGGAATTAATTTCATAGGAGAAATTCTGAAAGTTAACGGAGTGCTAGAATTAAATGATCTTCCTGTAAAACATTCAAGATGTGGAGTTTGTTATGATTTTAAATTTAAACATAGTGATAAAAAAACAGGAAATTGGCATGAGTTTAAGCCCATAAGATTTATATCAGTGTCTAGTCTTCTTAGTAAAAGTATAATAGAAAAACAGTTAGAACAATTTAATATGGATAGTAATATGCATGGTGATGATATTAAAATAATATTAGGTTCACAAGCAATCAAAGAATCATATGATTTAAAAGCAGTTCAGAATTTAGTAGTTTTGCATCAGCCAGTTAATATTTCAACACTTATTCAAATTTTTGGACGTGCTATTAGAAAAAATTCTCATATAAATCTACCAATAGAAAAAAGAAAGGTTAGAATTTTTGTATTAGTTTCAACGATGCCTAAATTTATACAAGATAAATCAAAATCATATATTTACACATTTGAAGAAATGAAATATAAATATAAAATTAATATTTATAAGGTAATACAAAAGATTAATAATATCTTTATTGAAAATGCTATTGATTTAAATATAAATTATAATATAAATTTCCCAGAATCTAATAAACACTCAAGTTCACAAAAAGACATTTATGAAATTAAACATATAGATGAAAAAAAGTTAATTAAAGTTGATTATAGTAAATTAAATTTACAAACATTTCAATCATATTACTATGATGAAGAAATTAATATGTGTAAATATATTATTAAACGCCTATTAATAGAATATTCTAAAGTTTGGACATTTAAAGATTTATTTGAAGCTGTTAAATCACCATATTTTAAAATAAATTTCAATACTAGTTTAATATCAGAATATTCATTTATAATAGCATTAGATTTTTTAGTATATGAAAAATCTAATATAAATATATTAAATAAAGAAGATGTATTCAATAATTCATTAGTAAATAATCTTTTTGACCATAATGAAAAATTTATATATGATGTAAATAATGATATAAATATATTATTATATATAGATGAATATTATATTTTAGTACCTTATAACACCCAACAAAAAAATAAGTCTTTAAATTTCTATGATGGAATTAAATTAGATTATGATATTTTATTTAGAGAAAATAAGCAAGAGCAAGTTAATGAAATTAATTTAAATGAATATATTAAAACAAATAATCTAAATGATTTTAAAACTATTAAATCTTATTTTATTAATAAATATTCGGACGTAAAAATTGAAAATATGTTTGACATTATTATTGAATATGATTTTGATTTTCATTCAGAAATGATAGAAGAATTAATAGATTATTTCTTTAATTTATACACAAATGCCGAATATCCTAAAAATGTTAATCATGATTTATACATGAATTTATTATATTTTTATAATAAATTCAATATTATTATATTTGCAAATAATTTAGATAAAGAATTAAATGAATTATATAGTAAATATACAATTTCAACTAAAACTCTTACATTTACGGTATCTGATGACAGTGATATGAATTATAATTATAATAATCTTGTAAGTTCATTAGAGGATGAGTATAATAATGTCAATACAAAAAATAATTTGCAATTTTCATATTATAAAAAAGCAATTGCCGAAACTAATAATTTTCTTTCTAATAAAAATAAAAAATTAAAAGTATTTGATTACTTGTTACCAGTTGGGCATATTTTTGGAAAAGAAATTAGATTTTATAATCCTAAGGGTTTTTGGTTCAATAAATTAACATATGGTAAAATCAATATGAAATTCAAAGATAATGATGGAATCATTGGGTATCTTGAGAAAACAAATATAGGATTTGATATTAATTTTAAACTCAAAATTAATAACAATACAAAAAAAATGAAAGATCGAAGAAAAGAAATTTCGGGATTAAATTGTCTTAATATCGATAAACCAGATTTATATAAAATTTGCAAAAATTTAAAAATAGATATATCTAAAATTAAGAATAGAAAAACAACAATATGTGATTTAATCAAATTTGAGTTAATCAGATTAGAATTAGAAGAGAGAAAGAAAAATAGTAATATTCGATATTTTTACTTTTATTGGGAAGATATTCCAAAATAGATTTAATTAGTTTTATTAAATACTCTTTCTAATAATGATTTAGCTGGTAATGGACATGTTTTAATATCTTTATCATTTCTTTCATTTAATCTAATCATTTTATATCCTGCCGATCCTATATACACCATTAATATACCACCGATTATTCCATTACATAAATCAGTTAATTTATCGCAATAATTATCAATATATATTGTATAGTTATATTTTTTTTTAATATCATCTAATTCTGACTGTTTTTGTTTACGAAACTCATCAGCTTTGGTTAATGTAACATGTCCTGCACTTTCATTAGTATATACTGCATCATATGCATCTGATGATTTGTTAAATTCATCAGATGCAATTATTATGTTATCGCTTAATTCTGACATTTTTATAGTATTTGAACTTTTTTTCCAAATTAATACACAGAAAATTATAAGAAAAAGTAAAAGAGTTGGTAACATCAAATTATATATTCTATAATTTAATCTGCTTTTGAACTTTTTTACAACATTCTGTGTATTTAAACATACAGTAGCAACATCTGCCATGTTTAAATTTATGTTATTTTGTTCGGTTAAAGCTGATTTTACTTGTAGTGGTTGCTTTTGTAAAAAAGACAATTCTCCATCATCTATATTATCATCTATATGAACTGGAGAAGACATTGTATTATATAATATGTAATATATATTTATAATATTTTTTAGATAAATAATTTTAAAGTTTTTTAATTTTTTCAATAATATTTTCATCATAAATTTGTTGATAACCACCCATTCCTTCGTTATATTTAAAAACTGAAATTTCATCGCCAACTTTAGTATAATAGTATTTATTCCCATTTATTATTACCTCTTCGGCTTTTATTTTTTTAGATTTTATACATGGGTTCGACAATTCCATATCTTGATGAATATCTTCATAAAACAATTGCTTATCATTGCTAATACAAGTAAAACAATCAAAATTTAAACTTTGTTTATTAAATTCAGGACATTCAATAGATGTAGATGCTATTAATTTTAAGAATTTATAAATTAATTCTTGTCTTTTAATGCATGATTTAAACATATTTATATCAGTTGTAAATTCAATTCCTTCTACTTTTTTATTGGATTTTTTTTGTTTTTCTTTTAGTTTATTTTTTTCATTCTCTAAAAAGTCTTTATTATAATCAGATAAATAAATATAAGTTTGCACATTTCTCTCTTCGTCCGGTAATGCAATATGAGATTTATATCTAACACCTCTAGCAATCACTTGTTGAATTAATGAGAAATTCCAATATGGTTCCATTATATGAACACTTCTAATATTTTTCAAGTCTAATCCCTCAACTCCAGATTTAGAAATTAATAATACACTAATTAACTCTCCATATTTATTATCATCTAAATTCAATCTTTGTAATATATCAGCTTTTTCTTCTAATGTTTGATCTCCAGAAAATAAAGCAAAATATTTAGTTCCTTTCATATATTCTCCATTTGGATTATATAGTTTATAATCATTTAATTCCAATATTTTAGCGAAAGCTTTAATTCCATATTCCAAAAAAGTACTATATACTAATGTCACTGTGTTTGTATAATTTTTGTTGATATTTTCAAACATTTTTTCTAATTTGGGAGAATATTTGTTAATATTAAACTTTTCTAATTTAGTAGGCGAATTTGGAATATAAATATTAGAAAATTGTCGAGATTTAATTCTATAAGATGTTGATACTGCATTTTTTTCTTTAAAGATTGCACCTCCATTTATTTCACCTCCGTTAAAAAATGATGAATTTTCTCTTTTTTCTGTTTCTCTTGCTTTTGAATATTCTATATTTTGTAATTGTGACATTTCAACAACTTCGAATTTTACTGGTAGTCTATCTGGATAATTTTCTTTTTTTAATGTTTTTTTTAGTTCGTCAGATATATTACTTTGTTTTTCAAAATATAAATCTCCATAATAACTTACCAATCCAAATATTCTATTTTGAAATTTATCTTCATTTTTGATATTCATATTTTTTACCCCATTACCTGTATTACTTTCATTTATAAAATATTTTTGGAAATCTGTATAATATTCTGGCATGATGGAAATATAATCTTTTTTTCTTTTGCTTGTGTTTGATTTTTTAAAAATTGGTCCATATAACATATTAAAACAAATAGAAATTTCAAATGGGTTATTAACTATTGGAGTACCTGTTAAAAATATTAATTTAATATGTTTAGTATTCATAATAATATCATAAAATTCATTTGCAATTTTTGATCCATTTGATATAGAATTAAATAAATTATGGGCTTCGTCTATTATTATAATTTTATTTTCTAAATTAGACTTGTTAATATCAGTTAAAATATTATCAATAGAAGGCGGTTTAGAAAGATTGTTTGGTATATCACCACCATGTTTTGTTTCTAATGATTTAATCATATTTTTTGCATTTGATGTTATGAATTTGTATTTTGATATAATTTCTTCGATTTCTTCTTCATTAATATCTGGATTTAATTTTTTAGAAAATCCAGATATTTCCTTTCTATAATTATTTTGTAATGATTTCGATGATATAATTATAATATCTCTATTTAATTGCCTAAAATGTTCAGCTATAGAAATAGATGTTATTGTATTATGCGTAACTGTAAAATCTCCCAATACATATCTAGAATTTCCATCTATAGTAAAACCAAAATAATTATCTATATTACTGTACTTAACTTGAATTTTTGTACCATTTGATTTATCTCTATTAATAGCGTTCTGTGATTTCCATATATCATCCGGAAATTCTAACACAGGAATTTCATCAATATATTTACCATATATAAATATTTTAGTTATTTTTTTATCATTTTTTGTATAACATAAAAATCCCAAACTTCTACATAAATATATTATATCTTTTAACAATTTGTCATGTTTATGTAAATTATTAAAAGATAAGTTAAATCCTTTCTTTTTAGAAAATGCGCCCCTAGAGTCTAATAACCCGGCTAATAGACTAAGTTGATTTTTTCTCGAGTTGCATTTATATAATAATGGAATATGTTTATTATTTACTAAATGTATTTTTTTTAAATCTGTCATAAATTTACATTCATTTTCTTTTAAATTTACATTAATTCTATCTGTGTTGACATCACCTAACCAAACTCCTATAACATAAGGATCAATTGGTGTTTTTTTTTCTGGAAATACAATTTGTGTTTTATATCCTTTGAGTATTTCTTTTTTACTATCTGATAATTTTAAATAATCTATTATAGAAATTTCTACAATCTGTTCAAAATTGATAGTATTATAAAATTCAATAGCCTGTCTATTAATATACTTAATCTCATCACAATTGTTATTTCTGTAATAAAAAACACATGTACAGAATTCGTTATTATATAACCAATTTATTTCACATCCTTTTTCATTATAAATTAATTCAGGATATGAAGGGACTTTTAAACATAAAATATGAGCTTCATTTACTGTATATTTCTCCCCATTATTATACATAACATCGTACATTCTATCAGCACCTCGTGCTAATGATAATACATTCCGAGGCCCACTATCATCTCCCATTATTTGATCTCCTATTTTTATATCTTGTATTTTTTTGATACCACCATCATACATTAAAATAGGAGTATCTATTTTCATACATTTCCCACTTCCTACAGAATGATATAATAATATGCCCCTTTGATCAGTTTTTGTCATATAATTATATACACTTTGTTGATAATTAAATAATTTTTCTTTAATAATATCCGGAGAATCTTCATCAGATCCATCATCATTATTTAGTTCTTTTAACTTTTCATATAATATTTCTGGATAATTAGTTGAATTTTTATTCATTGTTTTACTAATATTTTAAATAATGTTTTACTAAACCTATACTATTATAATATATATATTTAGATTACTATATAACTATTATAATATATTATAATATATTACAACAAAAATTATATATTATAAAAAACCAATAAAATAACCTTTATTAAGTATTTATAAATAAATTGGTAAAATGAGTTTATGTGTTTTAAATAGTAAAGGGGACTCATGTCTACCAAAGAAAGTAATTAAAGACTTAGAAAAAAAAATATTACCTAATAATGATGACTCTAATCTACCTGCAAATATTATAATAGATAAAATAGCAACTAAATTAAAATGTAATTCATCTGATAGTAGATCGGCTAAAGAAATTTGCATAATAGAGAAACTTAAAGTGATAAATAATGATTCTACATTAAAACAAGTAATGAACAAAGCATTACTTACTTATTTTAAACCAATTACTAAAAGTTTTGATGGTAATTATTGGCTAAATAATACTGAAATTGATAGTATTCAATATCAATTTCAAACTTTATTTAAAGGATATTATTATAGTAATATTCATATGATAGATCTAGTTATGTTCAATCCCAACAATGAGCATTTAATGCAACATGGAGATAAAATTAAATCCATTAAAGAAATTAATTTTATAAATGAATTGAAAGGAGAGAATAAACAACTAACATATAATGGAGAATTAAAAAATTATGGAATTGTTGTTAATACCGATAATTCTTCAAATAGTGGAAAACACTGGTTTTCAATTTTCATAAATTTTGAAGCAACGCCTATTACAATAGAGTATTTTAATAGTTCAGGATATGATATTAGGAATATTAATTTTAAAAAATACTTTATGAATTTAGCAGATGAAATAACAAGAGAAGTTAGGAAAGCTATATTTATTCAAGTCACAAATATTCAACACCAGGGAGATAGCGCTAATTGCGGACTTTATTCCACCTTCTATATTTATCGTAGACTTTGCAAAACTGAATATATATTCTTTGCAAAAAATAAAATAACAGATGAAAAAATGGAAGCTTTTAGAAAGTTTTTATTTAGACTTAAATAATTAATAGATATGTTAATATTTTTTTAGTTAAATATTAACATAATTGATTTAAAATTGAATTTAAAGATAGTTTCTATATAATTATTAAATAATGGTATATACAACCGAATCATTTATTAAAAAAGCTATTACAACCCATGGAGATAAATATAATTATTCTAAAGTAGATTATATTAGTTTAAAATATGAAGTTATTATTACTTGTTATGATCATGGAGATTTTTTACAAGCTCCTAGTGTGCATTTAAGAGGTATTAGTTGTAGTGAATGTAAAATTAAATCAAATACTAATAATTTTATTAAAAGATCAATTAAAATTCATGGAAATAAATATAACTATTCAAAAGTAATTTATAATAAAGCAACTGAAAAGGTTAATATTATTTGTCACAAACATAAAGATTTTTTACAAATAGCTAGCTCACATTTAAGAGGAAATGGATGTAGTAAATGTGGTTTTGAAAATAACAAATCAAATACTAATAATTTTATTAAAAGATCAATTAAAATTCATGGAAATAAATATGACTATAGTAAAGTAAATTATATAGAAGCACATAACAAAGTTATTATTATTTGTAATGAACATAAAGATTTTTTACAAGAAGTCAATAGTCATTTAAGAGGTGCTGGTTGTCCTATATGTGGAGGATCCAACCTTTTAACTAATGATATTTTTATTGAAAAAGCTATTAAAATTCATGGAAATAAATATGATTATTCAAAAGTTAAATATAAAAATCATATGACCAATGTTATTATTATTTGTGAAAAACATAAAGAATTTTTGCAAATGCCTACCAAACATTTACAAAATCATGGATGTCCAAAATGTGGAGGAAGAATAAAATCAAATACTGTTGATTTTATCGAAAGGGCTATTAAAATTCATGGAAATAAATATGATTATTCTAAAGTAGATTATATAGATTCTAAATCTTATGTTATTATTATTTGCGAAAAACATAATGAATTTTTACAAACTCCAAATTCTCATTTACAAAATCATGGATGTTCAAGATGTACTGACCAATTTTCCAAACCTCAAATTCAATGGTTAGAATTATTAATGAAATTAAATAATATTTACATTCAACATGCTTTGAATGATGGGGAATTTAAGATTCCAAATGTTAAATATAAAGTAGATGGATATTGTAAAGAAACTAATACTATTTATGAGTTTCATGGTAATTATTGGCATGGGAATCCTAAAATGTTTGATTCTAACTCTATGAATAAAACTTGTAATATGACTCATGGGGAATTATATAAAAAAACATTAGAAAAGGAAAATATTATTAAAGATTTAGGCTACAATTTAGAAGTAATGTGGGAATTAGATTGGACTAAAATTAATAAAAGTATTAGAACTATTCAAAAAAAGTTTAGACTTAAATAAAAAAATATTAAAAGATATTATATATAGTATATATAAAGAATAAATAATAAATATGTCTAATATAGATTTAACCGATATAGAATTAAGATTTCACCCTAAAGAAAAAAGTTTCCCATATACTATAGATTATACAAAACCAGATGGATATCCAGATAGAGTACCAATATATTTTAATTATGATGCCCCATATATGTACTATGGAGTTAAATATCTTTCAATAACATATTTTATATTTTATAAAGATAATAAAGCAATTGGATTAGGTGGGGTTTTTCCAAAAGTTAAATCATTAGGATATCATGATAGAGATAGAGAATTAGTTAAAATTTTATATAGTGTAGAAACATTAAAACCAGAACATGTATTTTTCAGTGCACATGCTCAAGAAGGTAGATTCTATAAATATTCAGATTGTAGATTTAATAATAATAAACTAATTGTTTATTCATCTTTAAATTCACATTCATGTCGTAAGGATCCAGGTACTTATATTAGAGTTTTAGGACTTGCTAATGATAACTGTAGTGATGATGGTAAAAAAATAACACCTTATCGTATTGAATGTAATGTTACTTATAATGCCCAAAATCGGGAAGTGTTTAGTAAACCACTTGCTAGTGCATTTTTGCCGTTTTTTCAACCTAGAGTAGAATTTTTAAAAGAAAAACAAAGAAAAGAAGAGGAAAAAAATAATAGAAAATAATAGAAAATAATAGAAAATAATAGAAAATAATAGAAAATAATAGAAAATAATAGAAAATAATAGAAAATAATATTTTTTTATTTAATTATAATATATATAGTATTAAAAATATCACATATATTATAATATATAGAGTACTTTAAGAAGAATATATAAAGACACATATAAATAAAATGTCAGTTTTTAAACCACCATTAATTAAAATGGAATTGCGTTTTCACCCCAATGAAAAACATTTCCCATGTAATATAGATTATACATTACCAGCCCAAGGAGAATCACCAATATATTATAATTATGATGAACTGTATATGTATTATGGTAAGAAATATCATTCTGTAACATATTTTATATATTATCAAGAAAATATTGCAATTGGTTTAGGTGGAATTTTTCCATATAATACGGCATTAGGATATCATCCTTTAGATAGAGAAGTAATTAAAATTCTATATAATATGGAATCATCAATACCAACTCCAGAATATGTATTTTTTAGTGCACATGCTCAAGAAGGACAATTCTATAAATATTCAGATTGTAGATTTACTGAAGATAAAACATTAATTGTATACTCATCTTTAAATTCACATGCATGTCGCAAGGATCCTGGAATTTATTGGAGAGTTTTAGGTCTTGCTAATGATGTTACTCGTGATGATGGCAGATGGATTCGTCCCATATATAAAGAATGTAATGTTATCTATAATGCCCAAAATAGAGAAGTATTTTCTGATACATGGTATAGAGTATTCCTTCCATATTATCAACGTAAATTATCAGAGATGAAAGAAAAACAAAAAAATGAAGAAAGGGAAATTAATAGATAAACCAAATAGAAATTAAAATATCACATGTATAATATAATATCAATGATGTATAAATATTTATTTATAATACTATTTATAGTGGTAATAATTTTTTTATTTAATTCCTCTGTAAATAAAAAAAGTAATCTAGAAATAGCTAGGTGTTATCACCAAAAATCAGATGGTAAAAATGCATTAAAATACTATCATAAATGTATTTACGAAAAGAATTATTTTGTTTTGATTGACATAGCAAAAATTTATCATCATGGGTTAAATGATATAAATATAAATATTTATTTAGCAAATAAATATTATTTAGCTTTTTTAAATATAAATAAAAATTTTCATACAATAGAAAATAGAAAGTATGAAGCATATGTTAAAAACAAATTAGAACAGATAAAAATAGAACATACACCAAAAGAAATTAATACGGAAGTTGATAAAAAAGAAAGTAATAATTTAAATGATATTAATGATTATCTTACAAAAAATATAATGGATGGGTTTAATAAGGATAATTTATTTAAAAATCAACCAATTAATACAAATAGAATAGTTAATACTGTTTTAAATAATATACCAATAGTTAGAAATATTAACCAAGTAGTTGATATAGCAAATATAATTCCAACAAGGCCCCAAAATAATTTAAATATTGTATATAATGAAGATATTTACGATGTTCAAAATGTCCATGATACTTCAATTAATAAAACAGTGCAGCATTCAATAGAAAATATTAAAAAAGACACTATAATTACATATAATTTTAATGAAATTATCGATATGTTTAATACCGAAGTAACAAAATTAAATTTGAGTGATAATAAATTATCAAATATTAAAAAAGTAATAAATCATATTAGACAAGATACAACATTATCTATATATAATCATATGAAAACAAGTGAATTGATAGAATTAGTTGGTAATAGAATATTTAATTCTGAAGATAAAAATTATAAAGATACATGTGTTAATAATTTAGCATTGGAATTAAATGATTGTATAGAAAATAACCATGTTGTTTGTCATACAGGTGTATTTAATAGAGTATTGAATTCTTTAAATTATATAGATACATTTGTAAATGTGAAATCAACAAATGTATTAAATGATGAAATGATGAATAAATGCTCACTTATTAGAAGCACATTAGATGATACTGAAGATGATTTCGATAATAAGTTGAAAAAAAAAATCAGGGAAGAATTAAAAAAAGACTATGTAGATACTAACATAATAACACAAGAAGAATTAAATAATATTGTTAACGTATGGATAGATTATATTTAATTTAAAATTGAATATAAATAATTAAATTAAATAATATATAATGGGGAAATGCGAAGTTGAAAATTGTTTAACCATTTCTAGTTTTAATTTTAATAATAAAAAGGCAATTTTCTGTTCTAAACATAAAAAAGATGGAATGATTAATGTTAAAAGTAAACAATGTATTATAGATGGTTGTTTTACAAGACCATGTTTTAATTTTAAAGGAATGAAACCTAAATTATGTGGGAAACATAAAATTGATGGGATGTTTGATTTGGTTTCTAGAAAATGTATATTTCGCGATTGTGAAAGATTGCCATATTATAATCTAAAACATATTAAAAGACCTATTTACTGTTCTAAACATAAATTAGAAGATATGGTTGATGTAAAAAATATTAAATGTAAATGCTGTAATAACAGAGCATCTTATAATTATAAAAGAACATATCCTGCATTATATTGTTCAAAGCATATTAAAGATGGGATGGTTGATATTTATTCTAAAAAATGTGAATTTGAATCTTGTGAGACACTATCATATTATGGAGTATCCGGAATTAAAAAATCTATTTATTGCTCTAAACATAAATTAGATGGAATGGTTGATATTAGAAAAATGTAAATTTAATTCTATATATTTTTTTTAAATAAAAAAAATTGAATTAAATATTATTATATAATACTAATATAATTATAGTTTAAAGCTAAAATTTTGAATATGGAAACTTTTAATGAAGGCCTTTTCGACAATATAATTGGATCAAATATATATGAATTAAATATATATGAATACTTTGAAAAATTTTATTCTACTTTTTATGCTGAATTAGATAAAAAATTTATGAATTTTCTGCTAAATAGCGATTATGAAAACAGTGATTTTTATATCGATTATGACATTTTACACACCTTTGGTTTAATTACATCAAATATACAAAAATTAATAAAAAAACATAATTTTATTAAAAATATAGATTATACAGAGACAAAAATTACTAAAACATTTTATAAAAATGGAGCGTTTAATAATGATCTAGATTATAAGTTTACATTAAAATCATTTAAAATATTATTTTTGTTAGATGAAAAAAATAAGGTAAAAAATATTAAAGAATGGATTTCTTATGAAGAATGTTATAGGAATTACGTTAATTATACTAAATTATATTCTTTAAAGCTTAGTAAATTACAATTAGAAAATTCAAATATTGTAGATAATAATGAACATTTAAAAGATAAAATTATTGAATTAAATACTAAAATTTTTAAATTAACGGATAAAATAGAGGAATTAAAATATGATATAAGTACATTAAATGAAAAGGCAGAAGTATTAAATTTAGAGTTTAAAGAAAATATGAATAGTAATATTATTGATATTAAAAATAACATTAATACTGGATTTAATAATATTGTAGAATTAAATAAAATTAATAAATGTCCTAATTATGACAAAATGGAATTTATAAATTCCATATTTAAAATGTTCTTTGTAAATTTATTCATTTTATACTCTGTATTATCATTTATTAATTACATAATTATAAAATGATATGAAATACCTTATAAATGATATTCTGTATTATCCACTTTACGATTTGTATTATAAAAAGGGTAATCCATATATGAATATTTTTTATAAGTTGGTTTTATAAATTTAGATAAACCAATACGTGAATAATATTGTTTTTTTCTCCATTCTTCCTCTTTTTTTTTTTCATCATTTTTCTTTCCTCTTATTAATGATATTAAATTCTTAATTTTACTTGTTTTTTTATTTTTATATATGATATCATCGGAATTTTGAGAGTTTGGATCTTCTAAAAAACTAAAGGTGGCATAACTTGGTTCTTTAAATTCCTGAGATTCCATAACTCCTATATTTCTGTCATTATATCTACGATCATTTCTATATATTGGTGATTGTCTAGTGTGATTAATTTCATTAGGGGTTACATCTGATAAAAGGGATTGATAAAAATTTTGTGAGTTCATTATATTAAAATGTTAATATATATAACTAAATATAAAAATTTTGAAAATAATTTACATAATAAAATCATTTGATTATAAAGATTAGATAGATTAAGTATATACATATGAAAAGAAAATATAATAAGCGTAAAAAAAATACAAAATATACAAAATCTCCAAATAAATATAAAAATGGGATAATTTATAAAATTATACATAATATTATACCAGAAATTGTATATATT